GAAGAAAACTTGCTCATCGAAAAGCGTCAGTAGTGCTGTTGATTTGTGGAAATGAATCGCTCTCAGGTTGAATATCAATCTGAAATCGTGCCAGACCCACTTGAACAACAGATACCTGAACAGCTATTTGAAGGTCTACAAGTTGCAGAAAACGCAGTAGCGCTTACAGCCGATACCTTTTCACCAGACGTGTTTGGAGCATTAGTGTCACGTTTTCTAACGGTTTTCACTGATGAGTCAAATACGCCACAAGGGTACTACCCGATATGGGACGGGTATGAGACAAATAATCTCGGAAACCCGGGCGTGTTTAGTGGATTCATTAACTCAATTTTGGTTGCAGGTACCGGAAACCCGAATTTCCATTCTGACATCACAGACTTGCTTGGAGACACAGGCCCAGGGATATCTAGCGAGCATGGTTACCTCTTACCAGGTTATGGAACACGTATTACCCGTCGTCAACCAATTCCACTCGACATGCTCGAACATGCGCGAGGAACTCTCGTCGAGGCCCGGACATCGTATGGTCAAGATGGACGAGGACCGACTTATCAGAGCGGAAACCAATCTTATGTCTCGGCTTTGCGAAGCATGTTTACTGGAGACGTTGCTTCATCGCTCATTGCAGATGAGAGAGGTGGAGGCCACATCAGTGGAGCACTCGCTAACGGACTCTTTAATGTCGCACCAGTCGTCTACAAAACGTCGGAAATTGGGGACACAGACACCTTCAAACGTAGAGTGAGTAACGCCCCATCAATAGGCGATATTAAGTTAGTTATCAACGGTCAGTCTGGCCCGGATCTGAAATCTGAAAAAGACAGGATTTATCAAATTCCCGATGATGATAGATACGTTACGAAAATCACGTCACATTGTGACCTTGACGATCGTAAGTTGATTGTGGAGAAGGTTAAGCTAAACGTTCCGCGCAGAATCAAAATCTCTGCACACGCAAAGGCGGACTACAACACAATCGTGGCCGACTCATTGAGAACAGCTTTAGTAGCGGCTTTCAATGGAAAGGTGTATGATTGCCTGCAGTTACGTTCGTCTGAAGATCATGGTCCAGGGGTTGTAATCGAAAACATGCCATTGCATGAATATCCCCATAAATCAATGACTCTGAGTGGGGAAACAACCATCACCGCTAAAGCACGTGATGAATTCGTTAACGTGAAATTTGACACGAAAAGCACAAGTGGTACCATTTCGATACCAATTACCAAGATGAAGTTTGTATTCGCTGGCATCATGAAGTATGATCCTAAAAGCGCCACATACACATATTCAGCAACTAACGTAGTTACTAACATCTTCGATGGTGATGTAGGCGTAGCCAGGCTTCGTAGGAGTCCAATCAGAGTTAATAAACGTTCGTATGATTATAACGATGATCGTAATTTTAGACCAGAGTCACTAAAAGCCGAAATTTCCATGCCTTACGATAGGCGTAATTCGGGTGCGGTAATTCATGGACTACATAATGTACTCGAGAGATATGATCTTGAACGTAAATTGGAAACGCATGATCCTTGGACGGGACTGCCTTTTTCTAATTCAATTATGTCACCACCGGGTGAAGATGATAATCTATTAAGGTACTCAGGTATCGAATATGATGATATTCATGCAATTTATACGTCACCGAGCACATTTAACGGAACTATTCTTGGCCTTACTTCCCCATCTGGGAAAGAAATTGTTGAGAGAGTGGCAGATATGTGCCTGCACATGCTATTGTCTCAGCATGAAGTTGATTTATATGGTAGGGATATAATCGCTTCCACTAAACTATCGGACCCAAAGCTCTCACAGGCAATCAAGTTAATTAAAGCACGATTACAACGTGAAATTTATGATAAGAGCGCGATAACGAGCATGCATGACAAACTGTGGTTCACAAATGTGAACGAGTCAGTGGCACCTGACGACAGAATTGTTGTGGATATCATGCTTGCGCGTTATTTATTAAGTCTCACACATCATATTGTATATCCAATCAGCGAAGATACTTACAGATCAACACTACTACTGCCTCCTCGTATTAACAAAGCGAAATATATACCCGTCAGCCTCAGTGAAGAGGGTTACAGGGTCGTTACGCCTACGTTATCCGTCGTGTATTCTTACTTCATGAAAGAGCCAGGTTCAAGACAGTTGCTGAAACAGTACATTTCTAAGGATGGCAATTTCAAGCAAGATCCGCAAAATAAGTTGGATTGGCTTTCGGCAATTAATCGGTACGAACCTCGAAATTTCAAGGAACTCGTGAATAATAGTACTCAAGGTAGGATCGAATTGCATGCCATAGTGCGCGCACCCCTTGTGGAAGTAACATATGAATCTGTCTTGGATGGGACTTACACTCACTGCATTATCTGTGATAATTGTAAGATCATCACCCTTGATTATTTGATCCAGTCTACGGTATATCAGCTGTGCACTAAATCTGAATCCATGGATGGAGTTCAATCGGTCTTATCGAAAGTTCACAATAATGGTGGTAAACTCTTTGTCATTTATGATAAATGGTTTATCCTATTATTCGTCATTCCCGAGAAGACTGATGTACCGCCCATCGTATTTGTTCAGACATCTACACGTGCTGCACGAATTGTTCCACACACAAAGAATACAAACTCTTCTTTAAGACGTGCGGATGCGAAATACGATTATGAGGTGCTCATGCAATCAGCCGTATCATGTGATCTCCTATACATGTCAAAGACAATCGAATGGTCCTCTGGCCGTCGGGTCGGACAACTTCTGAGAGATCGATCGGTGAAGTATGCGTAAAAAGCAACGATGCCCCACTAGTTTAAAAGTC